TGTAGGATTTAGTGATGAGTGCTTTGCCTTCGTCGGTCTTAGCTACAGCAGCATAAGCCTTGGCGAACTCACTCTTTTTCAGTTGGTTTTCGTCCATGTAGGACTTTACGAGAGCATCCAGTTTGTCAGCAGAGGTAGCGAACTCACCGTCTACATCGGACTTACCAAATTCTTGCATGGAAGCAGCAAAGGCAGCATCAGCAGCTTTGAGCATTACCATAATTCCATCATCTTCTGAGAATGACTTCAGGAGAGACTTAGCTGCACCAGCTTCAAAGTGTGGCAGAACTTCTTCTGCTTTCTTTGTCAACTCAAGGTCAGCCTTTTCGATTTCATGTTCACGCTTGGCTACAGCAGCAGCTTCAAGTGCTTTCAGGACTGGGGCTGGGATGTCGCTCTTAGCTACCATCTCACCGTCGATGTCCATCATTTCTTCTTCCGCTTTCTTCTCGATTGAGTCGGCACGGATAACGTAACCATTGTCAATCAGACCTTTGCGGAGATGTTGGTTCTCAGCAGAAAGACGATCAAAGTCCGCCTTGAGTGCTTCAACGTCAACTTCAGGAGCTTCTACAGCTTCAACTTCAGGAGCAGCTTTCTCAGCCACTTCTTCGGTTACAACTTCATCAGCTTTTTCCATGTCGTAACCGAGAGCTTTCATAGCTTCGCCACGTCCACAGCCTTTGTCATCCATGTACGCCTTTACTTTGGCTTCCATTTCTTCATTCATTTTCGTAATTTCCTCTTCGGAATTGTCACGCTTGAAGAGTGAGACCATTGCTTGTGCATTGGCTGGACGATCCACAAGGGAAAGTTCTTCAAGGTGCAAGTTTTTCAGGAGATTAGGCAAGTTAGATTTCCTCCTTAATAGCACGTCCACCTATAGAGAACGCAGCGAGTTCACCAGATTTGACCATATCCCAGACGGTATCATCGAATACTTTGTAAGCGACAACCCATCCTTCACGATCAGACTGGATACCAAGAGCATCACCAATTTCTTTAGTGATAGGAAGAGAGTGGACAACTACGCCAACTTGATCTCCAACGTGCATAGCCTTGCCGACCCGCACATGCTCCATAAATTCATTAACGGCTTTTACCAGTGTGCCAGCTTCGATAACGTCACCCTGACGATCAATAACGGCTTCACCTTTTTCTGTAACTACAGAAGCCCATCCGTAGACCATACGCTGTTCGTCGTCAGTCTTAAGGATTTTACCTTCGATATTCTTTGTCATTTCACCCACCGATGTGTTGGATTCCCACATACGACATGACCAGTAGCCAGCCGTTGTCTTATCTTTCTTGGTATCACAGGAATGGCGGGAGCGGAAATTGGCACGAGCCTTGGGATCGTCCCTACGGATTTCCATGTTAGGATCACCGAAAGCTACCCGTTTGACCTTACCACCGTCCTGTACGAACACCTCAAACTTCTTGTTGCCGCCTTTGATACGACGAGGCTTATTCAGAGTGACAGTTTCACCTTGATACTCAGCTTTAGCAAAGTCAGTCTTTAGTATCTCAGCTACAACGGCCCTGAGAGCCTCTATACGGCTCACTGAAGGCTCTTCTGGCTCTTCGGTAGGCTCACCCCCTTCGTAGAACGAAAGGTACGCCTCGTGGCTCTCACCGGGCATATAGACAGCCTGTCCATCGTACTCAGAAACGTGAGTGGCTCCACCCATACCTAAGTCCATAGAACGAGAGACAGCTTCTGGCTCAGTGGTGAAGATGTCGTTAGCGTATTGTGCTTTACGGAGGGTAGAAACCTTGTGACCTACCATTGTGCCTGTTGGCTTACCTTTATCGTCAATGATCTCAATACGAGCGGCAGGTTCCTCTTTGGTCCCTGTGATCTTTACTGGGATACCTGAGACTTTACCGTCACGGACGATCTCACGAACGATACCACGGGCAGTTCCGCCTGAGCTATTCCAAGATACTTTAGAACCAACTTTCATTAACTTGTAACCTTTGCTAGATAACCTTTGAATATACCAAATACGACTGCGTTGTTGTCCGATGTCTCACATCTGACCCGTACATCTGAGTTCTTCGGTACGATAATTGCGGGATCAAGGCTTATATCAGAGTTCCCACCCGATGAAGATGCGGTAAAACAAGCCTTCTGTAAGAATACCCCGTCAGGTTCTTTTATTTCAATGTAGAAATCTACTGCGGCAGACTGTTTGGCACTTACAGCACCATAGAAACCCGTCATTACATAGTAGTCTTCTTTGCTGAAGGATGTAGCAGCCTTGAAGGACTGTTGGAAGCCCAGAGGAATGTCGATGTGAATTTTAGTTGCGTCTGTTGGAATACCGCCAGTTACTGCTGTATCTTCATAGACAACCACACGACCAACAAGTTCATCTCCACTGTTGTTAGATATTCTTGATACTCTTGCGAGACCTGTAGTTAGTTCAACGGAAGTCTGACCACTAAGGGTTACAGTCTGCACTACGAAGGTTAGATCTCCCGCCGAGATCGTATGACCCTCTATTCTAATCTCTTGTGTGTCAGAGGCAGACGAAGAGGAGATGTGAGTAATACCATTGTCTGATATGTAGGCTTCATTGCCACCAACTGTCCAAATGGTCTGTAGAGAGTTCGTAGTTAATGGGGCTGACTTACCAAACTTAAGCAGAGACTTAGCTTTTCTGTCAATAGATACAATATCCCCATAAGTAGCTTGTATCTCACGCTCAGATTGAACGAGGCGACCATCTGGTACTTCGTATGTACGTCTTTGCCATCCTCCAAACATCTGATCTATTTCCTGTTCAAGTATTAGGTTAGGGTCTCTTGCGTCTTCTACGATAGGTCTTCCAGTAAGGATACCTCTAGCCGACAGCACATTATCATAAGTTATTACAGTCGGGTTAACTTCTGGTACACCAGTCAGAATAGGAACTGCGGTGTTTTCCTCACTTTCCGTAAGTGTGGCATTGGCTATAACTGGGATTCCAGTAGAAAAACTATTTTTCTCTTGAGAATCTTGGTCTACTAAAACCTCATTGGCTTCAGTAAGTATTAAGCCACCGTCTTCTTGTAAAACCCTACTTGGAAAACCTATCCGGTAATTTATAACTATTGCCGCAGTAGATATTACGGGTTGCCCAAATACAATGCTTGTGGCACTTATTGCATGGTCTTGAGTTATTTCCGCAGTAGATACTATTGGTTGTCCAAATGTGATGCTTGTAGCACCTATTACATGGACTTGAGTTATTGCAGATGTCTGAACAACTGGGGAGCCAGTAGAAAAACTGTCAGCGCCGATGAAGTTGTTGTTTATTATGGGTTCACTGGCTTGCGTGAGAATTAAGCCACTGTCTTCCTGTAAAATCCTGCTGGTCATATTAAATAACCTTTATTATGCAGGATCAGGGATACCGATAGTAAACGATCCTAATGAAAAGGTATTCCCAGAGGCAACTACTTGGCTTGCCGTAAGAGAACCTGTGGCGAGAAGACGAGAGTTAGCCGTGTCAACTATCGCATAGTGAGTGGCTGTACCGTTACCTGTAACTGGCGCATCAGCTATGGAAGCTACAACTACCTCACGTCCACCACCTGATCTATCTGATGGGGCAGCGATGGAAAGACTGTCAGAATTACCTAAAGTAGATGTAGAGGTAGCATCAACGTAGCTTGTGGCTTCCTGAGAGGTAATGTCCAAGCGATCAGCCTCAGTGTCTAGTACTGAAAGTCCATTATCGAATACTCTGTTGTTTAAAGTTGCCATTATACTTCTTCCTCATCTGTAGTAGAACGACCAACTTCAGGGTCATACTCCAAGTCAGCTATGTCCATAAGGTCTTTAACAACCTCTGGGTGCGAGGACACATCAATGTTAGCGCCATTGAGATTACGCAAGAACGCAGCAACTTCACGCAAGTCATGTGGAGCAACATCACCAGCTTCGATAGTTGGCATCAGGTCATAATTCAGACCGTTCAACTGCCAAAGACGCTCGACCAACTGTTTGTTGAGAACGTCAACGATTGCTTGGATGTAACTCTCAAGCGCACGGAGGAACAGGTCTGTCTTCGACTTGGAGAGAGCATAAGAACCCCCAGAGGAACCAAGCAGAAGAAACTCAGAAAGGACACTACGGGCAATGTCATGCTGGTAACGACTTACGATTGGGTTAATGTCAATGTTGCGTTTACCATTGGATGCCATAAGCTCAATGTCAACTAATCTAGTGGAGGAAGGCGCTCCGTCTTTATCGGGGTAGGTGTCGGAAGGCAGTATAATGTAACCTTGCTCGTTGAACTTAACGTCTCGTAAGATTTGCTGCAAGTTGTGTACAAATCCTGACTGAGCAGAAGAAGCGTCCCCAGAAAGATACTCAGCGGGAATACGAGCGACAGGAATACCCGCAAGTTCTCGTTCAACCGCAATGGCCTCAATAGCCTGTAGGTTGTTAAGGTACTCGTAAGAAGTATAAGCGTTACGAAGAATACTACGGCCACTTGGATCACCATTTATTGAGGTAGTGCGGTAATACAAGGATTTATTAACTGGGATATAATTCTTGCTTGCCATAAGGCCAACTGATTGTTCAATACCTAGAACATCCCCAGTCTTCTGATCGACATCAAACCTATTGATAGTCCAAGGCGCACGGGCTGCGATCTTACGCACACCAATACGTCCATCTGTGTACTTAGAGTGTTTCTTGTCAGAACGCTCGTTAGGGCCAACACGCCGCTTGTAGATAACCTCGAACCAACCAAAGCCATACGACAGAAACGACAAGGCTTCTGCAATGTGGTCATCTAAGGTATGATCCATGTCATCAAGAACGCTCTTAACGAAGTCAGCTTCCGCTTTAGCTGCATCACTATCGTCAACTGGAGTTACATGAAGGTCAACATCACGAAGGATTTGCTCAACAGAATACATAACAGCACCAACGGTACTATCATTGTCACGCATCTCACGATACTTGCGTATAGCTTTCTTGCCACGCAGTTCAGGGAGAAACTCATCAGCACGGATTTGACCGTTATGTGTGTTATCACCAGCTACGCCAAGGGTTGCCTTAGCTTTGGCTTCTGAGAGCTTCTTAACCATGAGATAGGTTCCATTATTATTTCTGTGAAAGTCCCTTGGCACTTGAGTAAGCGAGGGTCAGTTTGGGTTTCGCATATCCGTTGAGTGAGAGGTCTGTAATTGCCCATACACAGGCATCAAGTCTATCTGGGGAGCCAATCGACCCTAGTGGTTCCCATGTTCTCATTTGTGTCTCTAGTTCGTTCAGCGAAGCCCCATCAGGGGGATTAGCCACATGCTTAACTAAACCACGCTCGTACAATGCCGATACAGGTTCAGCCCTAGCGAACTTACCACGGGATGCTCTAACAGCCTTATAAGGTACTGTAGGGTCTTCTCCGTGGATCGTCTGCTTAACCATGTCACCACCTTGGTTAACCTCCGCTACAATACGGTCAGCTTGATAGTGGTGATACAGTTGAATAGCTTTAGATGCCCAACCCTGTGGTGATAACCTATCAGTATAATCACCGAGGACGTAGGCAATACCGTTAATGTCAATACCTGCGACAATAATACCCGTCATGTCACTCTCAGCGTTAGAGGTAACAGCGGGATCAAGTGCAACGACAATACGGGAAAGGTCTGGGACAGCCTCATGTTTGACTGAGGCATCATCTAGCATTACGGTAGTCCACAAGGCTCCTTGAGCTTCTTCTAGGACTTC